GCGACTGCCAGGATTAGGCTGGCTAGGCATTTCATTATTTAAGCTTGGTGGTTTAGGGGCAAAAAGACTAGATACAATAGTTGATGCAATCATATTAATTGCAAAACCAACAACTGTTGCAGTAAAACCTGAAAGGCCAATAGCGGCCGCAATAATAGAACCTGCCGCTAATGCTTCAGAGCAATATAAAAACCAAATTAAAAATATTAATATAAAACGAATCATTGCATCCAATTTTCTTCTATTTTAGTAAATCCAAATCTTGCATAATTAATATCAGGGCTTGTTGTCATTTTAGTCATCGTAAATAACTTAATTCTGCCTTGATCTTTTAGTTCTTTAGCTTTATTTATATAAGCTTTTAATAATTTATATCCAACTGTTTTATGTCTATATTCAGGTTTTACATACCAAGCTAATTCATATAATGCTAAAGTTTTATCGCACCATACGACAGGGCTAATGATGCCCATAATAAATCCTATGTTATCTTCTACAAAAATGACACCTCGACCTGCAATAATACTATCTATAATGGAATTAAAATAATCAGGATTATCAATATCTTTATATTGCTCTATTGGACTTTCATCCCTAAACATTCGCATCATATTTTGTAATTGTATTTTGTCGTATTTTGTAGCTTGTCTTATCATACATCCTTGCCAAAAGAATAATTAATTGTTTCTATAAATCCAACTCTTGCCATAGAAGTGTCGGTGAGATTCCAATACATCCAAGCGTTATCATTTGTATATCGACCAGCAGTTCTATTTTGTAAAATAATTTGAATGCTTGATGCCGCTATATTTATAACGCCAACATACATTCTTATTTCTTCCATCCATTGTTCGGATATGGCAAAAGAATTTACATAGCCTGTAAAAAATTTATATAAACCGCCTGTGCCACCTGTTGTTATTAATGCGCCATTAGTATCAAAAAATCCATGCCACATTTCAATATAAGAACCTTTTATTTCATGGCCTAATGTCCAACCTAATAAAGCCGTATCAATACCCACAATAGTCATACTTGTTTCATTGGCGGTTGATTTAATATCTCTTTGAACATCATTAATTTTGACTAGGCCACCTAAAGCGTCAAACGGATTACTATCAACTGCCGGTATAGTTAATGCACTTGGTGTTGTAGCAAATCTATAAACAACATTTTCATAAACTGTTCCTGTGCCTGATCCAACACCTGTGGCTACAAATACTGTGCCATAGTTATTATTAGCCGCACCCCAAGAAGTCCAATCAGTAGGTAAACCTGCACCTGTAACAGTAGTTCTAACTGTATAAGTTTGACCAATGACAAGATTGCCAGCAATAACAGTAGCTCGCGTAGTAACACGAACAAAGTCTGCCATTCTTATATTGTTAGTATTGGTTACGGGAGTTATTACATTCATAGAACATCTTCAATTGCTACAAAAGGGCCATTCCAAGATATAAATGAATCATTAGTCATAGGCACTAATGTATAGGTAGGATACTCGCGCAATATAACAGGAAATGTAGCGCCTGTATAAGTGCCGCCGCCTAAAGATATAGTCGTTCCATATTGGCCAATAACTGCTCCAACTGCACTAACTAAAGTATCAATTAAATTTCTGTGAACAGGAATATTAACAGTTGAGCTTGCACCTCTTTGAACATCAGCCGTTGCAATATAAGCATATCTGCCTACTTGGCAAAAATCGCCTTTTTTAACAATGTAAGCCGTTGAAGATATGCTAGGCAAACTACCTAATACAAGTGTTTTATTAGCACTTGAAGTTTGCCATTGACAAGCCGCTATTTGGCCTGATGTCATATCACCTTGATAGGCTACATAATTAAGCCAACCAATATTTGTAAAATTAAGATATTGTTCTGTAGCTTTATCTGCTACACGCAAGGATGATAATAAATTTCTATTTTGACTATAAAGCAAATACTTCATAGGATTCATGGTAAATTCAAAAGGTTGAACAGTAAGAAGTTCGGAAGTTGAGATGCGCTGATTGCGACTTAAAACTTGACCAACAAGCTTTTGATCATTAATTGCAATCGATTCTGAAACTTGTAATATTGTATTTAATGACATAATTATGATCTCGATTGTGGCAATGATCTTGTAGCGGATTGATTAGCCGCAAATACCGCTTGTTTATTTCTTGATAAAAATTGTGTTGCAGATTGCGTATCAATAGCACTCATACTTGCAATATAAGGCCCATTATACACTATTTGAGGGCCACCGCCCATAGCAGAGCCTAATTGATTATTTGGAATAATAGTGCCTGCGGTTTTAGGAATAAATAATTCAGGGCCACTTTCACCCACCATACTTGGAACGCCAACAGGTGGATTGCCACCATCAGCAAATCCTTTTAATTTAATTCCGCCTGTAAAAGCTTTTCCACCGCCGCCACCGCCACCACCAAATAGACCACTAAAAAAACTACCAATACCTGATGATTGAAATATAGATGTAGCTTGTGCTTTTAATTGTATTTTAAGTAAATCACCAATAATACTTTTTGCTAAATCACCAAAACTTAATTTGCCTGTTTCAACAAATCTTTCTAATGCGGTTTCAAGATTTTGTGTTACGGATACGAATGCTTGCTCACCTAATTTAGCCGCATTGGAAGCGTTATCTGCATAAGTAGCAAAAGCTTTTTGCCAACCAAACTCAAAACTTCTTTGAGCTTCACCAACTTGATAAGCTTCTCTAGCTCTAGCTTTTTCTGCTTCAGCCCATGCGTTAGCTTGTTCTTGATTCATTTTGCGACCAAATTGATCGCCTAAAGTTAATTGCTGGCGCTTTTGTTCTATATCAAATAATTCTAATTGAAGCTTTCTTTCATTTTCTGTAAGGAAAGCTAATTCATGTTCTTTTTGTAATCTTTCGCCTTTAGCTTTACTTATTAATAATTCTCTTTCATAAAATTCCTGTTGTTTCTTGGCCGCTTCAGCCAATCTTTTTGCTTCAGCTTCAGCTTCTTTATTTTTTGCTTCAGTAACTTCTCTAATATTTTTTTTAGGTGCGGCTACACCACCAATGCCTGACATAATGCCAGGAACATTAGCGCCTTGAACTGATCCAAATTCTCTTTCGCTTGGAGCAACATATTTGCTAATTCCTTCTCTGTCTTTCCATGCAGTCCACCATCCCGCTTCTTTTTTAATTGCTTGGAATCTATCAATTATTTGCTTTTGTCTTTCAAAATGCCTTTCCATTGCTTGTGTTGCCGCATCAAAAGCAGGTGCAAGTGCTTCAGCTAAATTAACTTTTAAATTAAAAAATAACTTGTCTAAACGATCAACTGAAACGCCTATTTTTTTAAATGCTTCGTCTGATTCTGAAAATTTATTTTTAGTTTTATCTAAATCGTCTGCAAAACCTTTTATATCTATACCGCGCATAGCTCGGCCAAACATATCCATAGCTAAAGCATTGCGTCTAGTAGTATCTTCAACTGCGGATAATGATTTAACAGTTTTTTCAAATAAATCTTGAGGGGCAAGCGTTCTTAAATCTTTTAAAGATACGCCAATAGATAAAAATGCTTTTTGTGCTTTTTCTGATCCTTGTGCGGCTTCATCAACTTTGTTTGCGAATGATGCCATAAGCTTACCAGCATCTTCACTATTACCACCATTTTGAGTTAAAGCATTGGACATCCGCAATACGGATTGAACGGACATTTCATTGGCTTTTGCGACATCATTTATTTTGTCAGCAAAATTGATTGCTTCACGAGCGGAAGCGGCAAAAGCAGTTCCAACTGCAAGTAAAGATATTTTTGCGCCTGTGCTAAAGCCTTCTACTTTGTCTTTAGCCTTGCCTAGATTGGCATTAAACTCGCCAGCATCAAGCCCAAGTAAAACCGCTAACCTTGAAATAATTGCCATAATTACTTACCTTTAAATCTATCCATTTTAAAGTCAGGTGCTTGCGACATAAATGTAAGTAAAGAATCGCTAGGATCAGTTTTTTCTATACCATAAATATAATCATAAGCACTACCCAAGACGCTTTTTAGAGTATAAGGTGGGCTACTACTTGCTCTTAAATAATTAAAAACTCCCGATGTGAGAGTTCCTTGCATAGTTAATAAGCTTCTATTTCCAATTAACCCATCAGCATACATGACTGTTATTTCATTCATGGTTGCTTCATCTAATGCGTCTATATCTTGTATTGTATGCCCGTTGAAAACCATAGCCGCACGCACTTGGGTTCTTAACGAGCTTGCTACTTTGACTTTATGTCTTTGTATTCAGGGCTAATAACCTCGTTAATTTTTTCCACTAAAGTCATTTGAACAGATAATGGAAATTCAGCTTCTACATCTTCATAATTTATATCTTCTAATGATCCCGCTTCAGGTATTAGAAATTTAATATATTCAACTATTCTATGTTGCAATATATGTTTATTCTTGGCAGTTTCTCTCATTGATCTGCCATCAATAACCATATCGTTATCTTTTATTTCTACGCCTTCTTTTTCTTTAAGGCCATCAAATTCTTTGAGCATTTTTTGATATTCAAGCTCAACTTTTTCCTCATTAGGTGTTTTAAAGTAATTATAAATAGCTTCAATTTCAGATACGCTTGGCACTCTTACTTTAAATGTATGATCGCCTAATTCAAACGACCTAGTTAATACCGATAATCTATTTTCCTCGTATTTTTTACCGAGTGCTGATCCTAATTTACTCATATCTTTTCCTTATGTTGTTAAATTTTTAGCTTTGTATGAATCCATTTTTTGTTTAATAATTAATCCTAACCTTGTTGCAACTGCTTGAGCTTGCGATTCTAATGATATTCGCATAAATGGTTTGGCTGACATATTAGCCGTTCCAAATTCATTGGCTATGGCTCTAGCGTCAAACATAACACCTTGTTCTGTATAAAACTTCCTTTTAGCCTTTTTATATTCCTTGCCTTTTAAATTACCATATTCGGCTTGAAATTGTTGCTTTACTTTTTTAGGAATTGGTCGAGATGAAACAAGAGATATAACAGAATCTTTTGGTGTTACATATCTTGACTTCATATCTTTTCTAGTAGGTCGCCTTGCGGTGATATATAAAGAGCGATCCAATGCACCTGTGTCTTTAGGTGATAATGCTTTTGCCATAGCCAATACAGGCTTCATGGCTTCTCTAACTGCTGGTATTAATACCTTGCTTTTTGCGTCTTTATCGCCAAACTGTTCTTGAAATTCTTTAAATGCATCAAGAGTTTCTTTTAAACCATTGACCGCAAATTTAACGCTCATTAATCTGCCTTAATTATTTTTTGATAAATCGTATTATTAAGTTTAATAGCATAATCAACGGCTTCTTCAGGCGTTAATTTATCAGCATGATTTTTAGCAATATCGTGAGCTAAAGCA